ATGATGTCTCCTTTGGGTGTACACATTTTTTGATGGTGTGGCAGGTCCAGCAGAGTCCTTGACCGAACATGGTTTGTGGTCTGCTAGGGCAATGGTTGTGTCCTGCTTTCGGGCAGACACATTTGTCGTTGTTTCACTAGTCGCGGGTGTCGGTCATCGGTACTCTGTTTCGTTGCCGACCCGGAATGTGGTGTCGCCGTCGTCGTCGCCGTAGTAGTTACTCATCGTCGGGCCACTCGAGCCGGTGCGACATCGATTCTGTTGCAGCGTTGTGGCCGTCGTTCCATCCCTGGTCGCGTGCCTCCGAACGGCTGTTGGCAGATGCCAACGCGGTGACGATCGCGCCGCAAGAGCCGCCCAGGAGGAAACACGCGACGAATATCATGATGGGGCGAGCAGCTTCATGTTGACTGGCTCATCGAACGCCAACGCAATGTCGTTGGCGGGATGGTTCACTGTGAGCAGCTCGTATCGTCCGAGGTCGGTGTTCAAGATGACACCGCAAACCGAATCGTCGTCGGATTCGTGGATTGCTACGACATGATCCGGGTTGACCCAGACGAAACCGATGTCGGTATTGAGACGTTTGAACTGTCCCATCAGTCGTCACCATCCGTTTTGGCGTTCCAACGGTCGAGGACCGCGACGAGCCGGTGCAGCTTGCGATGCTCCAACGACGCCTCAGCGAACCGTGCATGGATCATGTCTTTCTCGACACCCAGATCGGTGATTGCTGCTTCCACCTCAGCGAGCCGGTCGCGTAGTTCGGCGTCCACCGTTTTCATTCTTTCGGCTCCCACTGCTTCGACCGTTTCGATCAGCACAGTTTCTTCTTGGCTGTAGTCGGTCACTTTGCGTGTGTCCCTTCGACCTTGCGTGTCTCACGGTCGGCGGTGCGATGGTTCAACCAATGCAAAGCCTCTTCGAGCTTGGTGATCGCAAGCGCGTTCTCGCGGCAACGAAACTCCGAATCCTGGTAGTACTCGATGCGTTGCAGAGCGGCAGCGATCACCGTCTCAACGAAGGCGCCGTTGGCTTCGAGCCGGTCATCGTCACGGCCGAGAGGACCGTTCTGCCATTCGATTGTCAGGCCTACGCCTTCGACGTAGCCGCCTGCAGGCTTGCCTTCGGAGTTCGTTACGTTCTCTGCTTCTATTGCTTGTCGCATGTATCTGTCTTTCTGTTGTGGTCGAGTGGGTCAGCCAGGTAGCCGACGATCTGTTTCATCATGTTGGGCGTCCACATAAAATATTTGACGTGCGGTGTCGCGGCGATCTCCACAGCCTCGAACCGGTCAGCCCATATCAGCTGCTCGTCGGACATCGTGCCAGTCATCGATTTGAACTCGACGCCAAGCAACACCCGATGCTTCATGTGGATGAACACACAGTCAGGGAAACCCTTGCCGTCATAGCGGACAGGTGTTGACCAGCCGTCCTTCGTCCGGGCAGGCCCGACATGCGACACAGCCCAGCCGTAAGACTGGGCCGTCTCAACAACGGCATCTTGGAAGTCGGCCTCCAACGTGACGGCCTCGAGCCCCTTCATTCGTCCTTGAGCATCATCGCCGGACACTGCTCACCGATGATGCTACGCCACAAACCGACCTTGATTTGGTAGGCAGAGACACGGCCGTAACAGTTCCCGCACCAGTAATGCCCGGACAGGCCGACACGTTCCAGCGAATGAGGGTAATCGTGTTGCTGTTCTATGCTGTTCAAAGCGGCACCTCCAAGTGTCGCAGGATCGAGCCCCTACTGAGGATGGGGTTCTCCGTGGAGTCTACCCAACGTAGCGGGTAGACGCCATGCCATAATGCCTGAATGAGCGCATTGCTGACAGAGCTCGAGTCGGTCCCATTGGAAGAGATCGAGCAGTGGGAACCCGACCGTCAGCAGTGGTACATGGACCTATTGCGCCGCGAACGGATCCTTGCTTCGCCCGCATCATTCGCCACCCACCACTCTGACGGACTCTGGACTCCGTACCGGCATCTCGTCTACACCTCCGATGCCATCGTCGGAATGATCGAACACGACGAATGCGATCTGCTGCTCGTGGACGAACCGGTACGTCACGGCAAATCCGAACTTTGCTCGAAGTGGACACCGGCCTGGTTCATGGCGAAATATCATGGGCAACGCCGGGTGGGGCTCTCATCCTATGAAGCAGACTTCGCTCGAGGGTGGGGCCGCAAAACCCGCGACGTTGTAGCCGAAATCGGTGGCGAGTACGGATTGAAGAAGAAGAAGGATGTTTGGGCCCAAGACGAATGGGAGCTCGAGTCCGGTGGCGGCATGTTCACCGCAGGCGCGGGCGGTCCAATCATCGGTAAGGGCGCACACCTCCTGATCTGTGACGACCCGGTGAAGAACAAGAAGGAAGCCGACTCGCCCACGATGCGCAAGGATCTGTGGGAATGGTGGGATGCCACTTGGACAACCCGCCGCATGGGGCCAGGCACCAAATATTTGCTCATCATGTCACGCTGGCACCTCGATGATCTGATGGGTCGGTTGCTTCAAGTCCAAGACGGCTACGGCCTACGGATCCGACGCCTCCACCTTCCAGCCATCGCCGGAGACAACGACGAACTCGACCGGCGCGCCGGTGAAGCACTATGCCCGGAGCTGTACGACGAAGAGTCACTCCACTCGATCCGCAAAACGTCACCGATTGCCTGGCCCGCCCAATACCAGCAGACCCCCATTGCCGAAGGCGGTGGACTATTCAAAGCCGAAAACTTTTCCGAGTTCACCAAAATCGACGCGGACGGCGAAACGGTCATCGTCCTTGGCGGCACCCGAGTACTACTCGATGACTGCATGATCTTCGCCACGATGGACACCGCATACACCAAGTCCAAAACCTCTGATTACACCGCCGTCGCAACATGGGCTGTGCCCCCACAGGTCGAGGACCGGCCACAAAACTTGATTCTGCTCGACATCGACCGCGTTCAGATCAACGCTGCTGGCGGGGCCAGACACTCACCGCTAGTCGAGAAGGTGTGGAACCGATACCCGAAGATGCGTTGGATAGGCCTCGAGAAGATCGCAGCCTCCTACTCACTGTTCCACGAAGCGCAACGGACCGGTGTCATCATGCGCTGGCTCATCCCCGACCGCAACAAGGTGGCCCGCGCCGAGACTGCCGTAGCACTCACCGAGCAGGGACGGTTCTGGATCCCGCGAGAAGCAGAATGGAAAGACATCTACATCGAGGAAATGATCGGGTTCCCGTCCGCAGCCCACGATGACCAGGTGGACGTTACGTCTTACGCCGCAAACGAGCTCGTGAAACGCACCGTGCGCGGCAAGCGCCACAAGAAAGATGTGCCGCTCACAATCGAAGAACAGGTGTGGGACAAGGTGAAAAGGATGAACAGCCCCAAGACACATGATCCGGTGCTTGGAACATGGAGGGGCGGCTGACCTGGCTACTCTGTGGACATGGGACTATTCACAGCAACGATCCTCGAAGATCCACCGCGCATCGTCATCGTGCAAGACGACATGCAGGACACCGAATCAGCGGCACCGAACGCCGAGGACATCCACTTCAAGGTGACCAACGAGTTCATCGAAGAGATGTTTGTCCGCGAGGTGTGGGACAACACCCGCGAGTTCTCCATCCCGATTCTCAACCCGCACATCGCCCACTACATCGAGCGTTCCATACACGTCGAAGGATCCTGGTCAGACTTTGACCAGGTGACCGCGGCCGCAGCGAACCCGCTCATCATGGCGACCAGCGAGCCCGAACCCGCAAAGAGCTCCAAGAAGTCCAGGGCCAAGAAGGAAGCAGCGTTTGCCGAGTGAAGCTCCATCAAGGACGGTACCCAGTTGGAGCAGTACTCAACGCTGACTTCGTGACCCGCAGCTCCAAGTGCGCCGCGGGTCAGCGCATCGTTGACCTCCAAGTAGACACCGCCGCACTCCCCTCAATGGGTGGGATGCTGTGCCTCCACGAATCCACGGTCAAACAGATGGTGGACATGCTCGGCTGGAAACTCGATGACGGCACCGACCAACGCCAACAGGTTGCCAAGCTGAACACAAAGGTTGCCTCACTCGAGGCGAAGCTCACAAGGATCAGGAAAGCAGCAAAATGACCGCCCTACTTGCCATCGTTGCCATCGTCGCCATCATCGGCCTTTCGGTGATCCTGGTGCTTTACACCCGCAGCGTCGAGCGTCAACAGTCCTCAGCCGAAGCCCGCCAGTCGGCCGAACGTCTCCGGTGGGCAGAAGAACGCACATTGCTGTTCGATCAGATCCGCTATCTCAACGACCGATTTCTGGCGAAACATGCAGGTGAAGCAATCGCAATGGATCGCGTCCTGCGTGATACTGAACAAGAACCACGACAGCGTGTGCCCCTCCTTCCCGAAGGGCTCTGACATCCAAGGCGGTTAAGCAATGTACGAATCGGGTGATGATGTCTACGGGGGCCTGCCCGCGACTAAGGAACCGATCACCGAGACTGAGGTAACACCGAAGTCGATCCGTGAGGCATGGGATAGGTCTGCGCTCTCTGTTGGCGCCGAGCGTGACCAGGCAGTAATCAATGAGCAGTTCATGCGGAACAAGCAATGGCTCTACACGAACTCGGCAACCGGACGGCTCGAGGAACTACCCCGCAACCCGGAAAGGGTCCGGGCCACCATCGCACGTATCGGCCCCGACTCGCATCGTCTCATCGCCAAGCTGACCTCGAGGCAACTCACGTTCGAAGTGCCAGCCCAAACACCCGACGATCAAGCAATCCTTGCCTCCAAGGTTGGAGAAGCGGCCCTGCACCAAACGTCGGACGAACAAGACTGGGAGGACACCCGGTACGGCCACGCCAACGTGACATGGACTGCCGGTGTTGGCGGCATCTCAGTCGAATGGGATGACACCGTTGGCGTTCCAATCATGCAAGATCCATTCACCGGACGTGTCATACACACCGGCGAACCAAAACTGACTGTGTGCGCTCTGCATGAGATGGCGTTCGAGCCAGGCGTCCGCGACGCTGAGAAGTCGTACTGGTGGATCCGCGGCCAGGCGCTTCCCCCAGCAACGATCAAAACACACTTCAATCTTGACTTCATGCCGACCGCGGACGCCCGAGCCGTTGATGCCGTCTGGCGTTACACCGATGGCGACCAAGCGGCCACACCCCTCGCGATGGTGTTCACCTACTTTGAACGTCCGCACAACAACAAGCCCGGTCAGATAATCACCACCGTCAACGACAAGGTGATCCAATCAGGGCCCTGGACGTTCCCTTTCAAGGACCGGCTCAACGTCGCGCTCTCAATCGTTTGGCCCGTCCACGGCAAATGGTATGGACACACACCCGTCTCCGATGCCGTCCCAGTCCAAACAGCGATGAACGCTTCATGGTCGTCAATCATCGAACACATGAAGCAGGCAGGCAACGCACGCCTCTGGGTTCCCGAAGGTTCAGTCGAGGACATCGAGGATCTCTCCGATCTTCCCGGCGAGGCCGTCGAATACAACTCGCTCAACGGTCAACACCCGCGATACGAAACTCCCCCGGTCATGCCCGAGTGGTGGATCCGGCAACCGGCGATGCTCGGATCCGCAATGGACGACATCCTTGGTCAGCACGACGTATCTCGAGGTGTCGCACCGGCAGGCATCGAGTCAGGCATCGCTCTCTCCGTGCTGGCAGAGAACGACGACACACCGATTGGTCGGCTCGGCAAGAACATTGCTGCCACATGGGGCCGGATCGCGACGATGGTCCTCGAGCTCTATGAAGCGAACGTGCATGAGACTCGCCAATCGACAATCATCCAGTCGTACTCGAAGATCCCCGAAGTCATC